CATCAAAGCCTTCGGTATTTTCGACATACATTTCAAGTGTATAAGCTTTACCAAAATGTGATGGGACATCATCACCAAAGATTCTATTTTCATTTACTATTTCACGCGGCAGATAGTAAACATCCTGGCCGTAAATCTTTAACGACTCAATGATGATATTTTCGTATAGGTCTTGTTCAGACTTAACTGCTTGTGAAAAATATAAATTTCGCATTCATTACCCCACAAAGAAATCTGGTGGTAATTCTGCCTCTAAATGCATATCTTCTTTTAATTTATCAATCTCTGCATTTGCATCATCATAAATCTGCCGACCATTAAGTGTAACACCACCAGGCATTTGCATGCCCTCGAATTTTATAAGATTCGCACCCCATTGCTGTTTGATCAACGCAGTGGCATAGGCTTTAATAAACTTATCATCATAAATTGATGTATGCGATTCTGGATTTAATGCTTGATAAACTTCAGCAACAACGTAATCACCTGCTTTAATATCCTGGTCGACAAAGTCACCCCAGATATAAAGACGATTCTGTCTACGAGAGAATGAAACCTGTGGTGTGCCCGTTAACTCCATATCCAATAAACTCATATACTGTTTCATTTGCTTGTAGTAAGCAAGATTGCCAGTAAACTGAGTCATATTATGCATATCATTTAGCGCAATTTGATATTTAACGCTAAACATTCCCCTACCAGTTATGTTGTAGGATGAGATTGGAAATAGACTGGAGATATAAATTATATCCGACGAAATGGGGATATAACCATCGATGATGTTTTGTTCGGTTACAAGATGTTTAAGATATGTTCTAACCGTGGCATCCATGTGCCAATCTTTATAATACTGTAATGCGTCATCAATTCGATCTTCAACTTGATCTTCGTCAACATTAACCTCGATGACAGGCTCTCCAAGCTTACGCTTGCAGTAATCAATTAGTGCGGCTCTGCTCGTAATAGCCATAAAGGTAATACTCCATAAAAAATCCCTTTATAGCTATTTATAATAATTTAGTTTCTATGCACGCCTTGAATTACTTTTACTGCACTACCCGTAGAGTCATATATAACGAGTTGATTGGTTGAGTTTGAATCCACGCTGACGACACCAGCATTAAATGTTGCAAGGGTAAAATCAGTCGCAGCTTTATTAATCGTTACTGGTGGAGATGATGAATCATGGCCGGAATCAACCATCTGAGTAAAAAGATAATACTCACCATCAGATGCGTCTCTAAACAAACCGGTGTGTCGACGTGAACCACTAGCGTAATAATGACCAACGAAACCAATGTCGATGGTATCTGATGCTTCATTAGCATCGGCAAGATGGATCAATGGGTCTGTAATTGAAAGATCCGTAGCGTTAATCGTAGTCGTAGTACCATTAACTATTAAATCACCGGAAAGTGTAAGATTTACAGCAGTAATATTGCCAGAAGCAGTAATATTGCCAGAAGCAGTAACACTTGCTGGATAAATATCACCACCGGAAATAGAAACCTCAGCCTTTGTATCACCCGCAGCATTATAAACGGCAAAACCACCACCACTATCTTTTAAGCTAATAGTACCAAGATATAGTGTATTGCCACTAAGGTGTAGTTCTTTCCATTTTTTGGCAGAAGTTCCAAGATCATACGCTGAATCTACCGCTGGTGTTAAGTCACCACCCACAATAAGTGGGTTACCCGTAAGATCAAGAGTATCCCCGTCCTGGAGTTCCCTCATCTTTTGATTTGCAACTACTAATGGTACTCTATTTGCCATTTATGAATTCCAATAAATTTTTATTCTATTTATAATTTTTTTCTTATAGCATCTGATAATGCTTTACGACAATGGTTCCGTAGGCCATACGACATCATGTACAGAGGTATATGTATTTGTAATATCTCTTAATGCTTGACGATAGTTTTTCCATTCTAATGGAATATCCATACCTTGTTCACTGGCTCGTATTACTAACCAATCTGATTTTCTTAGTTTTGTATTTCGCATTAAACGTAAATCAGATAACAATTCCTCTGCTGTGGGTCCATTAGGTTCAATGGCCTGATTATTAACGACTTCCCAACCAATCTCACAACTATCTGAAACATCAATCCAACGCATAGACGAGTGTACTTCAAAATCACTTTCTTTTACATCAATAATTTTATTATCAAATACCAAGCCGCGCTTCATATATAATACTCCTCAACTACTACTGCGCCGGACATTCCAGCCGTTCCAGCATTATTAGTGGTAACATGAGTTCCACTACCCCCACAACCCCATCCTCTAGGATTTTGTCTTGCACCCCAATAACTTCCGCCAGTTCCAGTTCCACCCCAATAACTTTCACCACCATTACCACCAGATTCTTCATTACCACTGCCGTCGATATTACCACATATACCATCACTACCGTAAAGATTTAAATCACCACCACTTCCAACTCCACCACGACCACCAACTGCCCAAGTTGTTGGTCCAACCCCACCAGAAGCAGAGCAATAAGCTCCAAATGATGATGCGCCACCAGCACCAGCTCCAGCAGAAGTATTACCAGCCGCAGCTGTACCACCGGCACCAACCGTTACTGAAACCGAGGACACAGATGTAACGTCAATAATCTTAATTGCCGTTCCACCAGCACCACCACCACCTTGGGCGTCATCACTATTATGTGCACCGCCACCACCGCCCCCAGCAGTGACGTATACTTTAATATATTTACAACCTGTGGGTTTTGTCCAAGTACTTGTACCCGTAGATGTAAATGTCTGCACAGTTTTAATGGGCTGACTCGGCATAGTTATACGACTATTTGCATCAATAGTCAGAGCACCAGCAGATGCAGCAGAGTGAATACTTATCTGTGGTGGCAAATTAGTCGTAGTTATTGCACCTGATAATGCTCGTGTCGGTAATCTTTGGATTGGCATTTGATTTCCTTTGAGTTAGCCGATGAGATAGCCCGCGAAACAACTATAACTGCCCGAGTCCGCCCTATGCCCAGTCTGAAGGCGTACTTGTATATAATCACCCGCCTGAAGAGCAATAGTTATACTTCCTGAAAGTTCTTCCCATCCTCCATTAAAGTAGGTGTACATTCTATTTGTTCCTGTAAACAAACCATTTTTATAAAAGTCCGCGTAGAGAGCGCTACCCGTGCCAGCGGTTCCTGCATCGTGGTTATTGTGGTAGTGGAAAAAATAAACACCTGCTACAGGGGCTGTGAACTTGTACGAAGAAGTATCAAAATGGTTACCACGGTTTAACGAGGTAGCATTAAAAGGAAGTATACCGGCGCCAACAAACCCCGCCGAAAGATGAGCGCAAAATGCTGGCTGACTCGGCATCAATACCCGGCCGCTAGTATCAACGGTCAGATTATCTCCGTGGGGGCTCTTTCGTAATGGTTGTGGCATTAGTTATATCCTATGAACAAGACGTGAGCTGAATCGGCCGATTGGATTGAATCACCTAACGTAAGTGTTGTACCTGAGAGTGTATAGTTATAACCAGGTGTTTGATATAAACCGTTCACAAACAATAACATACCATCTTGACTTGTTGGTGTATAGTTTAACGAGTGTGTAATGCCAGTGCTCAGTGCTTGGCGTCTTACTGTCTTTGATTCCGTTGCCAACTTAGCCCTAGTCACTGAACCATCAACGGGAGTATAAATTCCCGTGCTGATACCAAGATGCAATACACGTAGTGATGCGTTTGAATCCAAGTTTGAATCAAACGTGAGTGTGGTACCGGTCAGACTATAGTTTGTGTTTGCCTGTATCACACCATCGATTGAAACTAGTACTGCATTCTCTGAACCTGGTTCTTGTGATAAAGTGAAAGAGCTTGAGTCACCAGAAGCAGTGAAGTAATCCTCTACAAAAGTCTTAAGGCTACCAGCTAGTTTTGCTGCAGTAAACGAACCATCAGGTATTGATACACCACCGACGTCGCCAAATCGAATTGCAAAACAAGAATCATTAGAAGCAGGTGCAGTAGTAAAGACGATGTTTGTGCCACCGTCAGCAAGAATGAAATCAGTCGTAGGCTCTTGAATAACACCATTTAGTGATACTATGAGCTGATTAACCTCGCCTACCTGAAAGCCAATAGCAAACGTAGTCGTGCTGTCGTCAAAAGACCATGACGACACGTCAACTTTTCTGAACTCGCCATATGTTGGCTCACGACCTAAGTATGCCATTTATTCTGGATCCTTACATCCGCAAATAGGACAAGAGAGTCCTTCTGGTGCTTTTGGTTCACACTCAGGACACGCGTGATGTGGATTATTGTTCTCATCACAGTGACAAGCATGACCACATTTTTTACAAGTATCTTCTGTTGCCATTATGGTAACTCTCCTACTTCAGTGATAATCCAACCATAGTGCATTCCTTGGTGTGCCCAGTAATTTGTTACTGCGGCACTAGTATTTCTATATCTAAGTTTAAACTCAATATTAGATCCTGCCGCCTGACCGTGATCCCACCAATAAGGTATAACCCAAGTTGACCAAGCCGAGGAATTATACCAGTATCCATAATATGGTGAAAGAGTTAATGATCCATCAAATGTATTTTGTCCTGTTGTAGAATTTTCTGTAGCGGAATATCCACCCTTTGTTGCAGTGATAATGTTAGCATAAGATCCAAAAGAAGTACCACCAGTAGGATCTACTCTGTACAATAGTTCACCTTCAACAGCATTATTTGCTCCATAGGCCATACTAGTAAACGGTTGAATTAAAAGAATACTTGTAGCAGATCTTGGTTTTATCTTACATGTTAAAGCAAGATCTATAAAACTAGTTCCTGTTACTGATAAATGACCTCCTGTGTTTGCATCTTGTGCACCCGCCATCTGTAACACTTGACCTGAAAAGGTACCACTGAACATCCCAACGCCAGCAATAGTAGGAGTATGTGTAAAATTAATCGGCGTGTGATGAGTTACCCCCGCATCATGCAGAGTGATCATGTCACTGTCCGCATTGTTACGTTGAATTGAATTAACTTTTAATGTTGCGACCATTATTGTGCGATCTCCTGAACAATTAAAGAATATCCACGGTACCGCCCAGTTGATGAACTAGATTCCATATAAACAAAAGGTCTTAGTCGTATTGTTTGTTCTGAAACAGAGTTGGGTAAGAATGTACCTGTTATATGTGTTGCTGGCCAGTATCCGGAACCGGCAAAATTTGGTGCAGAGTAAAAAGGATAGTCTGAAATATCTATTGCGGTTGCATCATTCAAAGTGATAATCCCACCAAATGCCATAGTACTAACTGCGGTCATGGACGACCATCCTATTGCACCAAAACACACTAGCTTTGAACTTGTTGATTTAGGAGTAATAGTTACTGAAGTTGCTTCTACATATGTTCTATTTGAAACCAATCCACCATACTGAAGAGAATTACCAGCAGAAGCTGACCAGGATACATCAGGGTTTACCCCAAGATTTGCAAAACTAGAAACAACCTGAATCACGCCACCCGGCGCATATACAGAACTAGTGTCAGTTCCAGCAATACTCGATCCTGACGGCACATTCACATTACCTATAATTGAAGTTACACCTGATAAGATACCCATTAGACTACAAACTCCACAACAATAAGTTCTGATGAACCACGTTCATATGATGCTGCATTAGTAAGCGAATTCACCACGCCATTAAGATAAAACGTATCAGTCCCACCCTGATTAGTCATACCAATAGTATATGTGACTTGTGATGTTGTATTGGGTTCATCAAGTGTAATGCCATTCCACACTTGAGGCGTACTATCCTGATTATTAGAATAATAATCAGATCCAGCAGTTACCATTACGTTGCCGCCACCAATAGCGTTACCCGTACCAGTATTAATAGCAGTACCGTTTCTAAACACAGCCATCGACCAATTATGACTATCACTGGTAGAGCCTTCACCAAATACACGAGCAAAAATCAAAAATTTACTTGACGTTGAGTATGGTGTTACGGCAACAGAAATATCAGGTACCGTAGTAAATCCACTTGTAGTACCAGTAAAACTACTTCTAGTAACATTTATTGATCTATTGATAGACTGAATACCTATGCCTAAACCTAAATCAGCAATTGATGCAGTAGCACCGTTACCAAGTTTAATCTGATCGACTTTAAGTATTCCAGCCATTACACAATACTCAGGTTGCCGTTTAACGTAAGAGTGACATCGCTATCGAGTGCGAGTGGACCTGCGACAAGTGAGTTCTCATCACTGTCGATTGTGATATTCTCTGACAACGTCTGATCGTTGACTCTGAACATGACGTTCTTACCGACTGGGAATGTCTTCTCAGTCAGGAATCCAGCCCGTGATGTCTCTCTAGCTCTTGTCATTTATCGTGTTGGCCAAGTAACAGAGTCAACTACTAAACTGCCAGAAGCATCTGTTGTAGGTTCAGCAGTTGCAGGCAAATCACGCAAAGCTTGCATATAAGTGGCAAGATCAGCAGGAACGGCTTCGCCTTTTGAATACGCTTTGGTAACTTCCCAATCAACGGCAGCAAGCTTATTATCACGCTCAATACGCAATAAACGCATACCTTCTGCTGCATCAAGTTCAGCAATCTTTGCATTTAGTTCTGCCTCTGTTGGCTTGGCAGTCTCATTGGCTTCCATCCACTCAAGGCCAGAATATTCGCTACCACGAAGGA